TTCTACAAATTCATTGATGAGTAGAATTTTACCACCTGCAAGTCGATAACCAGTGCTACTACCACCGCCACCTGCAAAGCAACTAATCACATCAAATAGTTCTTCAGAAGACTTTTGTTTTACATCTGCTACTGTATATGTTTGGTACGGCATTTATTTTCCTCACTTTATATTCTGTCTATTATATAGGTTTGTCATATCTATGTCAAGCATAAATTACACCTTTCAATAAAAACAGAGCCATTGTCACATTCAATAATATCAAAGCACGATCTTTCCATGCTAAACTCACAATCAACCAAAGAGTTGTGCCAGTTAAACTAAACCACAAATCAAAGGTATGCCATTCTTCACCCGCACTGCGAAAAAGTACTGCGATAACAACCATTATCGAAGCACCCCACTTCGTCAACCAAACCCATCGTCTAGTGTCGGTCATGCGGCTATGCGACTGAAGTTCTTTACTTTCTCAAATCTAATTACACTATGGAACTTATCAAATAGCTGATCACCTTTGTGGCTAATGATAAAGATATTAGAATCAGCAGTTAAGTCTTGAATGATCTTCAAGAACTCTTCTGTGCCTGATGTGTCAAGAGAACTGTCCATGATCTCATCCATAATCAAAAGATTCGTTGATACTGAGTTACGAAGTTTAGCAACTGCTCTCCATGTAAATAGCAATGCTAAGTCAATACGCAACTTCTCACCCTCAGAGAAAGAAGAGTAACTAAAGACATCACGAAATCTTGATCGAATCGTTTCGTTGAAGTTCTCATCTAACTCAAACTGCACAAAGAAGTCCATAGCAGACAGGTATTTATTGATCAATTTATTCATAACTGGCACATACTGTTTGATGATTCGAGTCTTAATACCACCATCTTTTAGCATAGAACTCACAACACCAAGAGTTTCTTTCTCATCAAAGAGTGTCGTTTGATCTCCATGATAATCTTGTAACTCACTTTCAAGTGCCAGTATTTCTTGACTGTCTACTTCTGTTGCTTGCTTCTCAGCACCAACAAGGTCTTCTTTCAATGCTTTACAACTACTCATAGCAATCTTCTTAGCGACTCTATGCTCACTCATCTGCATATTCTTGGCACTGATAACATTCTCGACATCATCAATCTCATCAATACGTTTATCTAGTTTGTCGCTTTTGCTTCTGATCTCTTGTCTTGCACTTTCGATCTCTGCTGTTTTTGCGCTATGGCTTGTAATCGTTTCTTCTTTGAACTCATGATCAATGCCTTGCTTACACGTTGGGCAGTTGTCATGATCGTGATAGAACTCAACTTCTTTTGTCAATGCTCTATGCTTACTTAATAGTTCACGATCTAGTTCTTGTAACTCTTTGAGTTTTGCTTTTGTGTCTGCTTTGTCTGCGATATCTTCACCAAGATCAACAACCTCTTGAATCAAAGTATCAACAGACTCTTGCTCGGCTTCCACGATAGCAATCTGCTCACGCAACTTCTCTTTGAGTTTATCTACTTCACCCTCTCTTAACTTGCGAAGTGATTCGTTGTGTGTCTTAGATGACACAATCTGATTGTTCAGTAATTCAATCTTATGTTTGATTTCAATGATGGAACTCTTGTTCTCACTTAATCTATCTTTAAGTAATGTGTTCATCACTGTGAATATCTGAATGTCAAGCAAGTCTTCGATTACTTCTCGCCTCTCGCCTGCTTTCAATTGCATGAATGGAACGAATGTCGAACTACCAAGTACAACAACTTGACCAAACGATTTGTAGTTTAGTTTAAGAATTGTATCTTCAAGATAGGCTTGATAGTCACGAACAGATGCATCTTGATTTAGCATCTCACCATTCTTGTATATCTCGAACTTGTTCTTCTTGATACCACGACTGATTAGATACTTGTTACCACCAATAGTAAATCTGGCTTCGACTTCCAGACCTTTACCATTGACAGAGTTGATCAACTGATTCTTTTTGATATTACGAAAGGGTTTACCATACAGAGCAAAAGTCAAAGCATCAAGCATCGTAGACTTACCTGCACCATTGTCACCAATGATGAGAGTAGACTTGCTTCGATTCAATTGAACTTCTGTCCAAGCATTTCCAGTTGATAATATATTTTTATAACGAACTGACTCAAATATAATGTTTGCCATTACAAACTAATCGCCTCTTCATATAGATCGTCTAGTACAGCCTGTACTTTCTTTTTGTCGCTAGTGATCTCTAAGTTGTCAACATACTGTCTCAAAATAGTCAATGTATCTTGTGCTTCATCGACCAACTCGGTTTCATCTATCACATCTAAATTCATGTGATCTTCTACCACCTTGATATCACAAGGTGCCGCATCTTGTAATCTGTCAAGAAACAGATCGAAGATATACGGATTAGACTTGTTGCTTATTATAACTTTTATGTGAGTGTTTGTCAAGTTCGATGTGTCAAGATTTGCGACATCTTCAATCGTCATGTCGGTATCATCGTACTTGATCTTATGGAACATTCTCAACGGATTTTCAACATGAGTGATACTACGATCAGATGTATCAAAAATGCTGAAGCCTCGTTTCTGATCATAATCTGACCAGTTCATTTCATAGGGTGCGCCAAGATAAGTAATATTATCTATTGTTGATGGATGATGGAAGTGACCAGAGTAGACTGCTTCAAACTTGTTGAAGACTTCTTTCTCTAAACCATGTGGGCAGAGTTGCCCTTTCATCATCTCGAATCCACGAAACTCAAAGTGACCAAACAATGTTTGAGCATCAGTCTCTTTGAACATCTGGAATGATTCTTCCATGTTGTCAGCACAAAGCCAAGGTGCAAGCATAACTTTACAACCATCGAACTCTAACTCAACTGGCTTTTCCCAATAGATATGAATGTTACCATATTTGGAATTACCATAGAGTTGTCGTAGACAGTTGACTTCGTTAGTGTTCTTATAGAAAGTGTCATGATTACCTGCAATAAGATATATGTCTATACCTTCTTCTGCACAGATACGCATGAAGTTTTCTTCAAGATTTTTAGCAGTTACAAAGTTAATGTACTTTCTTCGATCACACACATCGCCCAAGTGAAAGATGGTTTTGATGCCTTCTTCTCTTAACTTAGGAAAGAATATCTCTTTGTAGAACTTTATGAAATATTCAGCGAATGCCGCATTGTCTGATCTCGCACCCCAGTGCGTATCATTGATTACCGCAATCTTCACAGTTACTCCTCATTATCAATAAATTTCTCTAGTCCTTTCTTTGCTCTCTTTTGTTGCTGTGCTTTCTTTTCTTCCATCTTCTTTTCGTAGTTCTTTACGAAATCTGTCATGTAGTCGTTGTCAAGATCAATGTAAGATGGTGCATCATCTCCATCATCTGCGCCTTCTACAGCAGTACCAGAGATTACAGAGTTCTCTGTTACTTTATGTTTGATATACAATTGTTTCTTTTCTTTGTCTATACGTCTTAGGAACGCATACCAAATGATCTGTGTGAAATAGGCAAATGGATTGCTAGACTTGTCGGGGTCAAAATTACCAAGTGCTTGAATAGCATTTTCAAGACCATCGCTGATCATCTCATCTTTATACGAGTAACCAGAGAAGTTCGGTTTAGATGCGAGACGAGTTGATATCTGATAGATACATTCTCCAATGTAATCAGGTATCTGTGGTTTGTCATCACCAGAGTCTTCTGCTTCTGTACATAACTTTTTATAGTCTACGATAGCCTGTAGAAACTCTGGATTGTTTACATAGTTCTTTTTTGCCATTTGGTCCTCACTTAGATTAGATACAGTATAGTATAAAAGTCAACTTATGTCAATACAAAATATTAAATATTTTTCAGGTTTATTTCTGAAAATGCCTTGACAAAACTTGCGACCCTGTGTATAATAGCGTTATCGCTCTAAGAATACTACTAATGTTGAGTTGCTTCCTTAGACTCGATGTACGCCATGAGTTGTTCTTCTGCTTCATCGGCATCAGACCGTTCTAGACTTTCAAGAACCCCTCTTTCTTCCATGTCTTCGTAAAACGAATTATAACACTCAGTTGCTCTTCTATTTGCTTTACTTTTCACAAAAATATCTTCATCTCTGATCTGAACACTTTTCTCTTCAGAAAAGAGCAACCAACTTTGAGCGTAAAATCCCTCTGTAGGGTGAATCTTTAATTGAACTGGATTCTCTACATTACAACATCCTATAGTTTCAGCACCCTGAATACCTATGATATCCTGACCATTCTTTAACTTTACATAGATTAGTTCCATCAGTTTATCCTTTTATTTTAATGTTGTATATGCTGTAATCAAAACCCTCATCATTATATATTTCTACTCGATCCATGAAGTGTTTGACTGCAAAGTTCTTTTTAGACTTCCATTGTAGGTCGTCTACAATATCGTATAGTGTTGCTTTATCAGCACCG